AATTCGTTTTCTACTAACATTGCTCCAGACATTATGAACCCACCAATGCGTTAATTTCTAGGCCGTCTTCTGTAGCCTCGTTTATGGCCTCTATGATACGCCTTGCACCGCTAGGGTCAATAGTGCCGTCTACAGTTACATTTACAGTTTGTGCTGCACTGGCTTGCTCATCGTTTGCAGTCTCTTGTACAGGTGATAAACTCGCCGCATTACCAGCAGATACCCCGCCACCGCCGCCGCCACCGCCCATAGATGGCTTAGATACACCACCACCTGTGCCGCCTTTATTAAATTTAGTTGCTTGTATTGCTTTGACGTTGGCTGCGCCTGCGGAAACTGCCGCTGCAGCCGCAGCGATACCTAGAGCTGGCCCAACGTAAGGTATAGGAGCTAATGAGCTATAAGCACCCATAGCAGCCCCGTATGTGTTCTGTATAGTTTCGGCTATTTTTAAGCCTTTCTGTAGCTTAAATGCTGTTTCACTACTCTTAGCTGCATGGGCAAGTATGTCCCCGCCAACGCCTACGGCGAGTTTAGCCTTTTGCTTGCCCGTCATTTCTTCTAGTTTAAGCTCACCTTTTGCTACTTTCTCTTGGAATTTTCTTAGATTATCGCCTTGATTGACTTGCGTTAAAAACGAAGTCTCATCTAATTCTGCCTTATACTCAGCTCTTATCTCTTCTCTTTCTGCTTCCTCTGCTGCTGCTAACTCTGTAGCGTCAAGTTTTATCTGTCTTTTATTAGCTTCAAATTCTTTCTCTGCGTCTAGCATCGCCATGTGCTTCGCTTTCAACTTATCAAGATCTGATAATTCTAACCCGTCTTTCCACTCTTGAAATTCGGTCTCAATACCCTTTACGCGCTCAACCTCAGCCGCTCTTACCGTATCAGCAGAGCTCATACCCTCTGGAGCCATAGGTATAGCAGTCTCGCCAGTATTTTTTACGCCGTCCATCATACTAAACGGCTTATCACTACCTACCATAGCACCAACGCCCATAATATCGGACACAGTACCTACTGACTCACCTTTTAACTCTCGCATTTTGGCTTGCAAGTCTGCTAAATCATTTCGAGCTTGCTTGAATGTTTGTGAGTTTTCACTAATCCCTAGAGTAATCATGTTAGAGATGCGCGTGTTTGCTTGCTCTATACGTCTTTCTGTATCAGATATAGCCTCTATATCCGTTGCAGTAATAGCCTTAATAAAGCCTGCAAAAGCATCGGCGCTTAACCCAACGATAGAGGCTTTTATTCTAGCAAAATGAGCACTTAAATTAGCCATGCCTTTCTGGAAGTCTGGGTCAGATACCGTGGCTGCTAGATCATTATTTGATTTTGCGAATACATCATTAGCCCCACTTAGCTCACCAGCAGCTATAGCTAAATTACCAAAGGCTTGCTCTAGGTTAGAGATAGAACCTTTAAGAGTCTTCGTTTGCTCTATAGCAGCACCAGCAAATACAGTGTTACCTATATTCTCTAGGTATTTAGATACCTCAGTAGCACTCTTATTTATCTCAGTAGTTACACCTCTAAAGGTGAATTTAACCTTATCACCCTCTTGGCTTGACTTAATACCAAATTCTTTAAGGCGCTCGAACTCGAATGTAGTAGCGTCAGCAACCGCCTCAATCATTTGCTCAAGAGAGCCGCCCATAGCGGCAGAGGTATTAGCAAAGCTAACCATAGCGGCGCGTGACGGGTTTAAGCCTAGGTTAGTTAGTTTTGCAAAGCCATTAACGGACTCTGCGAGGGTGAATGGTGTCTCTAGTGCGAATGCGTTTAGGTCTTTGAATGCTTGAGTGGCAGCCTCTACGCTACCTGTAGCAGTGATTAGTCTAGCTCTAAAGATACTAAACTCTGAACCAGCTTCCTCTACTGCTTTTAGCCCTCTATTAATAACAAGAGCCATACCCGTTATCGCAGCGGCAAAGCCAAGAACTTTAACCTTATTCTTAGCTATAGCATCGCCAAAACCTTTAAACTTTTTGCCGCCTTTCTGAGCTTCATCGCCCGCCCCTTTAATTTTAGGAGCTGCTTTTTTTGCTTCGTCGCCTAGTTGTCCAACCTGCTGTTCAGCATCGTTAGCAGATTTGCCAAGATAGCCTAATCGCTTTATAGCTGCATCTATATCAGAGGTGTCGGCTTTAAATATGAGTTTTGCTACTTCGTTTGCCATTCGCTTAACCTTGCCTTATCTAACCCCAGAATAGCGTCAACCTCCCACCACTCTAAAGGGTCGTCATAAATATCAATGTACGCCTTTATATCTTGTAGCGTAATCGCTTCCACTCCTTGACCTATCTTAACCCATGCGTTAAACACTGGGTATAAATGGTCATCGAGTATTGGCATATTTTCAAGGTCAGCAGGTTTTCGGCCTGATATTCTCTCGATTGCTCTCCACTGCTCAATGCGTGTTGATTTACTACCCTCAATTCTACCGTTTGCGTGGAATATCCACTTGCCAAACTCGATTATTTTATCGGCTTGGCCTTGGTAAAATTACTGCGGTCTACCATAAAGCTATCAATCTGCTCTTTAACAAACGGAGCCTTTTCGTATAACTCACGGCATAACTTTTTAGTAAACTTTTCATCTGTACCGCGCCAGCCAATAGTACAGGCTACTAAAGCATCAGTTACAAACTTATCAGTATCAACATCTTTATTTTTCTGAGCAGCCTCAAAATATGCGGCTTTTTGTTTCTTTAATTGTAGTCGGTAACTAACTGAATCTGTTCCTTTAACCTTTATGTACAAGGGCGTTTTAACACCCTCGCCATCAGAAATTCTAAGCTCTGCGCCATTTTCATGTGCATCAACTGTGTATAGTTCTGTAAGCTTCATAAACCCCCCTTGGGTAAAGTTAAGCCCCGCATAGCGAGGCATTTAGATTATTATAAGTCAGTATCAATTACTAATGCAGAAGTATTACTGGTGTCTTTGTAGATAGCAGTAAACTCAGCAGAGATACTTAATAAGCCCTCACCGCCTACCTCAACAGTGCTAGTAGTATAGACTACTTCGGCCATTGTAAAACTCATACCAGTAGTGCCTGAGCCTAAAGTTACAACAATTGCTTCTTTATCATTCGCTAGGAACTTCTCGTAATGACCAACGCCAGCAGAATCGTCAAAGTGAGCAGTAAATGAGCCAGTTACACGACACTTACTGATACCGCCTTGCTGGGCTTCTAAAGCGCCGATTTTATTGGTAGTAGCTAGACCATTATCAATAGCTAAAGAAAAGTCAGTAATGATAGCAGTGTTTGCACCGCCTAAGAAAATGGCTGCTTCGCTTGAGTGATACGGGTTGTTGGTGTCTGTATAGTTAGCCTCTGCGCCATCTATCTCAGCGTTCTCGGTAGTCATTGTAGAGCCGATAAGACCAAAAGAACACTCAATTAGCCCATCACTAGGGATAGACATAGAAAAGCTGTTAAACTCACAACCTTTAAAAACGTGGACATCGTTATTAGAGTTTAGGTCTAAAAAAGTTTGATGAAAAGTATAAGACTGGCGAACGCTACCAATATTAATAACTCCATTAGAAGTAGCATCGTCACCCATGACACCGAGTAGCCCTGTAATATAGGCCGCTTGGTGTGATAGATCAAAAGATACATCACCAGCTACAGATACAGCACCCATGATTACATCTTGAACCTCACGATCACCAGTGATAACACCTGATTCGTGGTTAGTCTTTGTAAGTGATAGGTTTACACTTTTAAAAGGGAATACATCGTAGGCAGCATCAGTAATAGCATTGCCGTAAGTGGTTTCCTCTTTGATACTTAATTTAACATTCTGGCCGTTTGCAATAGGCATTTAACTAGCTCCTCGCGGGCGTAACCGCATAATAAGATACATCAATATTTCTAACAAAAAAAGCATCTTCTCTGCGCCCAACGCCTAAAGATACGTTACGAACTCTAACGGTAGTACCGCTAAAATTTAACTCTGTGCCTCTTTTAAAGGCTTGTGCGATATAGTCTAGCTTCGTACTATAGCCGCCTATACCAACACCGTTATAGTAGTTAATCTGGAATATACCCTCGTGCAAGTCTCTACCTGTAGGGCTAATCTCTAGCGACTCAGTTGCTTGTGGCAACAAAAACGCCTGCACGAATTCTACTCCATTAGCACCTTTATCTAGCGTGCTTAAATCTATCTCTACATTCTCAAATGCTATGTTACTTAATTCTGTTAATGTAGTTAATCTATTCTCTAAAGCTATTCGGATATTACGAAATATGCTTGTGGCTTCGGTGGCTATCGTGCTGGTTATAAACCCGCCATCAACGTGTAAAACTTCACCAGTCGCGCTCTCTGTTATAGAGCCGTAATCTACTGTATTGCTCATCTTAGTTTACTCGTTCTAATGCCGATTGCTCTGCGTAGCATACCTTGCCCCTTTCTTACGCTACCGTTCACCATGCCGCCGAACTCTATAACCATTGCATAAGGTAGATTATTGGTAAAGTATATCTCATCACCCATTTTAAATTTAGTAGCTACATCAACTGCATTTGCCTTAGAAGCACTAGCAGCTTTACCGCCTTGCTCTCGCTCTGCATCTACTGGTCTGCCAATACTAGCAAACCAATTATTTCTAAGCCGCCCAGTGTCTACAGGCGTGTCTTTAATTGTATCCCTCATAATGCCAAGGACAGTGCCGCGAACCATCTTAGACGTTCTTACAGCCGCTTTATCGGCTATCTTATCAACTTGCGATGCGAAGTTCATAGAATACCACCGTAGCTGCGGGCTGTATTTTCTTAACAGCCGTTATCTTGTATTGATCAGAGTTAATTGTAGCAGTGTCGCCTATAGTTGGCTCGGTAGTTGATGAGCATAGCGCCTCATTTTCTACAAGAACTGTCGAGCTTTCTTCTTTTTCAGATTTCTTTTCGGCCTTTTTATTGTTGGTTCCGCATGCAGTGAGCAGTATAAAAGTTAATGCTATGAATGAATTGAAATATATTTTCATATTCTTATTGAATTGTACTGTTAACGCTTTCTATTAAAAGTATTAAATTACGCAAAATGTTATAAAATGATTGATTATATAAAAATTCCTCTGATAATAGTTATTGTTTTTTTAATTGTTGCTT